GCTGCTTCATAGCCGTAAGGTTTGACGATACCTTATTAGCAACCATCGCTCCAACTGACGCCTTCTCTGTGGGAGTAAGCGTTTTCCACAACGGGGTCATGTGTCCAAAGTCGCCACTTGTGATCTGACGCATATTAGAACTATGATCTTCACTAGACGCATTATCAGCAAATGACTCTAAGAGAACTTGACGAACGTCCTTCTTATGCTCGGCAGCTAATGCCATAGCTCCTGGAGCATTTCCTGCTGCGGCAGCTGACCTATATAGAGCTACTTGGTTTGCGTCTATTCGTGCATTATAATTTGCCAGCACATCTCTAGGACTCTGATCGCTAAACTCAGAAATCATGTGGGAGCGCTCACCAACCAACTGATCTTCAGCTAACCTATCACCCTTCATGGATGCTAGGTTGGCAGCATCTTGAGCAAACTTAATAACGCCGTGTTTGTACGCTGTATTAGCAGATGCAGATGCGGAAGCTTGGAGTCTGATGGCAGACTCAGGATCTAATGATGCAAGAGATTTAACAGCCCCATCTATTGGATGACGTAACTCATTATTCAGAGAAGCTAGATCCTTAATCTCACCAGAATCAATCCGCCGTGTAATGTCCGTGTGCTTAGCTACCAGATCAGAGTGCAGCTCAACTTGAGCCTGCGCCCCATACAGTTTGCGTATTGTATCTCTAGCTCGTGTACCGCCAACAGGAATAAAGTCTTCAGCCGTTATCCCACTCTCAGCACCCTTCTTCAGTTGCTCTATGGTAACTGGGTTATCAAAAGCGTATTGAGCTGCCTGCCTCTCTACAGCGACGCCAGTTTGCTCAAAAGCAAAAGCTGACACTCTATTTAAAGCTGCTGCTATATTGTTTGGCTGAACTATGCCGGTAACAGTAAGACCAGGTATGTCTTTAGATACTCCTGGCAAACCGGATTGGCCGTACCTAGCTAAGTCTTCTGTTTGTTGATAACGTGGCATTACATCATCCTCACTTAGTAGATGCAGTAGAAGACTTAAGGGTTGGAGCGTTAGTAGCTAGATTGGAGCCAAATGACATTACACTACTTGCAGCGTCAGCGTAATGGCCCATTGCAGCTAGGTTGCCAGCATCTATTAACATAGAGCCTTGTATCTCACCGAATGTACGCGATGTTTTAGCAGCCGCTTGCAGAGAGCCGATATCTTGCCCAGCCATCTTCTCACTAATACTTTGAGTTAATCCAGCAGATCCTTGGAATCCAGAAACTCCGCCAGCAAAGCCTCTAGCTGCTGCTGCTCCATTAATCTGCTGTAACTGTCTCAGCTTGAGGTTAGCCTCTTGCTCGTATTGCAAAGCTTGACGCTCCCCTTGCACATCAGCTTGCAATGCCTGCACTCTAGCTTGACGCTTCTGTTGCTTAGCTGCTCCCACAGAAGAAGCGGCAGCCATTCCAGCAGACGCAGCTGCCAAGGCAACTCCAATCCCAATGAGAACTGGCACTGGAATATGTAAAGACATCTTCTTCCCTACGGGCTTAAATGCCTCTAAGGAATACATATCCCACTCATTATATGATCTACCGTTCATCTTAACTCCCTTGGTAAACAGCCACTTTATATTCCATGCCAAGTACAGTCAGCTTCAGTGGAGCCGATTGAGTAATGACAATCCTTGCATCCTGAGTATACCCAAGAATGCCATTCAAAGTCTTTGTCCCAGTAAACTCTGGCACAGGGTTATCCAACATATCTGCCGTATCAAAGGATCTAAATGGCACCTCGATGTCATTGATAACCATGTTCTGCGATCCTAACAGCATAGCGTTGACTTCAACAATCCGCTTTTTAAATCCAATCCTAACGCCGGTAGATAGTCTCAACTCTACAGGCATAGTCCTTATCTCAGTTGCAATTGGCAACCCTACAACGTAGCTAGCAGTAGATGCTCTAGGGAAGGTAACAGTCCCACCACCAGGCACAACTTGGTTAGCCTGCACCAATCCGTCCAGTACAACATTGACAGTAGCTCCAACCAGATGTGCAACACTAGCTGTAGCAGCAGCACCACCACTCACAGCGCTATCCACATGGAGATCATGCTCAAACAGCTCAACATAATATTGATATACGCTATTAACTAGGCGTTTAACCACAACGTATATATATGTTATATCGACCCCGACATCAACGAACGACCCGTTTATAGTCTTGAATTCAGATGGCGCTATAACAGACTGAGCACTTAATAGAGAGTATACGGCTATCGTTCCGTCATCCCCATTAGTTATCAGCAACAAGTCATTCTCATCGGTATCAACGGCACGCCTCAAAGCCATCCGTGTCGGACCTTTAATTAAGTGTCCAGACAGTAAAGATATCTTGTTCGTCATGTACGTTAATTGCGTATCGCTAAACGCAATCTCGCTCAAGCTCTTACCCTGCCTCTGGATAAACATAACTCCAGACTCTAGCTGCTGCACCCTAACACCAGGCTTGGCACCATTCCTGCTGGTAGCAGTTACAAAGAATGAGCTTGGTGTGATCGGCTCTAAGCCCTGCTGGGGAACGTAGAACTCTCCACCAGTAGTAAGCACTAACAAGTCTCTAGCAGATATGATGTCAACAATAGCGTTGTAAGTATTGGTATCTAACGTTGCCTCTACAGCATCGTCAGCGAATCCTTCTGTCGGATCAAAGTCAAAGAATAGCCCTACCTTAGATCCCCACAAAGTAGATGGCCGAGTCTTGCTGCCACCAAAATACAATCTACCTTGATGGAAGGTAACAGCTCTAGGCCAGCCACGCGATGCAGACCACACAGGCTCGTATCCAGATTCCAACTCCCATTTACCGGATGCAATGGCAGAAGTGCTAAAGACCGGAAACTCAAGAACAGCATTGACTACGGTGCCACTAACAAACTCAATGATCTTAGCCCTACCTTGCGGCGTCATATTGATATATTGACCAACAGATGCGCCACTAAAGGTTGCTGCGGCAGATGCTGTTAATACACACTTGCCAGACACTGAGCTAGGTGTTAGCGTACCAGCAGGGAGCGTAAATACGGGAGTGAATGCGTATTTAGGAACGCTATCGAAAGCTAAGACACTAGCTGTCCACGTAGCATCCGTACCGCCACGTACAATCTTTACAGGGGGAAGGTTCTCATTGACAACTATAAGTGTGTCGGCAGATTGTGTCCAAACCAACTCACCAAGAACGGATGCCGTTAAAGCAAATGCCGTAGTATCTAGGTACGAATTACCGCTACCATTGATGTTTGTGATTAGTACCCCTTGCCTAAACACGTGCATCCGATTATGCGTAAAGCACAGCATATAGCTGTCGGTCACACTGAACTCAAAGGGAACTAGCCGGACTCCATTGGCAGCAGACTCTGCTCCAGTATTGGGTAGAGTGAACTTATACCGGAGTCCACCACGCCGAGTAACGCCGCCCTGTGGTTGACACAGAACATTGGTAGCCTTCTCCAAAGCGTTTTGATACGTCTTATCTAAATCAAGACGTGCCCGAAGTAACGGGTCTAACTCACCAGTAGTGAAGTTGGTCTGGACTGTGACAAATCTTGCCATTAGTATCTAACAGCAATCAGTGAGAAGTCGTTAATGCTATTGTTTGGTTGGTTCATCCCATCCATATTCATGCAACTACGCATAAAGCCACCACGTCCGTTGTCGCCAGGCGTGCCAACAGCTATTGTTTGCCAGTAACCAGCCTTATCTACTTGGTCAGTGATTGGGATAGCAAGATGCCACGACATTAAATACTTTAATAACTGGACAAACCAGATGGGCATCTCTGTTTCTGGAACAGAGTATTGGTAATCTATGTATACGATTTCGCTATTGGTCAGTAACTTGCCACCCATAATCCTGTAATCAGTTCTAGGGCGTACATTCTGTGCTGCGGAATCGTAGACAGCACGTGGAGAGCCAAGCCTGTCGGCTGGAAGCTGATACTCGTAAGCGTATTCACTAACAGGGGTTGTTACTAATTGAGCTAACTGTGTCTTCTGTATCGCGAAACTCCACGGATACATCATTAAAGCTTGATCTCTAATGTTAGGATACAGTCTGTCAGAAACGGAAGATTCGTCAGTTCCTTCGGTAAACGAGGAAATGCCTTTTGCCCCAAGCATTAACAGAGCGTCAGAGCAGATTGATAGTGCGGTGTCTCCAGCGGCCATATTCAATCCTTTAGAACGTAAACCAACCCCCGTATTCTGAGGGTTGGTTTATTGGAAGATACTTAGTCAGTATCTGTTGCGCTTACAGTGGTTCCGTCTGCAATATCAACCACGCCAGCAGTCGATACAGCGTTGACATAGGTCAACACAAGTGACGGCGTTGTGGTGTCATATACAAACAGAACATCACCGACATTCAGTAGCTGGTAAACGCTATTGAAGTAGCCGGCAGTATTAACTGTAGCTTGCGTATCAGCAGTTTTGTAGATGTACATAGAAGGAGCATTACCTGCCTTTGATGTACTAACTGCGTTAAAACCAGTGGAGGAAAAAGCCATGTTATATCTCCTTTTTAGGATTCGCGAGCAACGATTGAAACAATACCTTCCGCATCAATCGTGATTGCACCGGCTGAAAATACAGTGTTCACGAGGAACGATGTCTTTTCTGGGATGTAATTGATTTCTGTGCGAGGAGATATTCCTTCTGCGTACCCAACTGAATCGCGGTGGAATGCGAAACAAGTACGGTCCAGTGAGCTATCAACAACCAAACCACCTTCGGTACGGTCGCCAAGAACATGAAACTGGAAGCCAAGGTATGTGTTCAGCTCACCAGAGACAAGCGCTTTGACTGTATTAAAGTCGGAGCTGGTCACTGACGTTTCTGACAACAAAGATGCCAAGCCATTTGCATGGATAATAATGTTGCGACCTTCTGGGGGGACGTTGCTCTTGTCCAGAAGTTTCTTAGCTTCGCGCAACTTGGCCATGTTCATATTGGTATCAGAACCGCCGATATCGTTACTAACAGTCAAAGCCGTGCTAGATGCTGCTAGAGCATCAA